AAACACCGATACGCTCTACATAGGCAGTCTTCAGGGTCTCAGGGTTCGCTGGAAGATTCACCAAGCCAATCGTAGGGAGATCGATGGCATAGACTGCGGAGTCTGAGAGACCCTTGGATTGGTCGAAGATACCTAGCATGATCGACAGCCGCTGGTTTGCACCGTTGAACGTGGTGTAAGCCGTGTTGTACAGCGAGGTGTTACCAATGGTTCCGCTGTAGACCGACTGGACCAAGGTAGCATTGGCCTCTGCACCCCCAACGACATTGGGCAAGTCCATGAAGGACCATGTGTCGTTCTTATAGTTATAGACGGCAGCTTGGTTGCAGAACTGAGTCCCAGCGAAGTTAGCCTCTTGCTGCAGGGTTGCGTAGCAGAAGTGGATCAGCTTCGAGACCGAATCATGGACCACGAAGCAGTTACCTTGCTTGCTGCGGTCCAAGGTGTTATAGACACGTCTGCGAATACGGCCATCGTCCAAGGATTGCTTGGAGACACCATCGTGCATGTAGATGTCATTCTCACCAAAGACGAAGTGCTTACCTTCGACCTCGACCACACAGTTCGTGCTGAGAATCCCCCCTACGAAGGGGAGCCTGCGGAACCCAAAGACCGAGGCATCACCGCGGTATTCCATGAGCCACACCTGATCCTGCGAGTAGATGATGAAGGAGTTACCCAAGGTCATCCCATCACGGATGGCTGTCTTCATCTCGCCAATGACACTTTCACCGGAGACGTAGTTAGGGTTCGCAGGGTCCCAATTGATCCCTGAGATTGGGCTGGAATACTGGGCCGGGTTGTTCCACTTGACTACCGTGGGTGCTGGACCACTGGCTCTATCGAGGCCAAGCATGATGCAGAAGCCCATGAAGCCACGGACTACTCGAGCCTGATCGGTAGCCACCCAGTCCCCTGCAATGAGGGAGTAGTTGGCATCGGTAGCTACGTTACGGGCATACGGGCGCATACCCTTACGAGCGAGGAAGGAGACTCCAGAGACCTGAGCATGGGACCAAGGGTTATCATTGGTTACCAAGGTACCCGTGGGAGTCTGAAACCCCATCACATTGTTCGGGTAGGCTCGGATAGCTCCGTCATTGTCTGCAACAAATACGGTCTCCCCGGCAGTGGGGTCGGTGTATGACCCAACGAAGCGAGAAGCATTAGACGGAGTACCATCAGCCGAGTTATATAGCCCAGTTTGAGCATCAAAGGTTCCCGAGGACGCATCGTAGGTCAGGCTAGACCGGATGGGAGCAAAGAGTTGCTTGAAGACTGGGGCACGCTGAATGCGGTCCTCAGCAAAGATTACGTTGTTGGCAGCAGAGAAAGCGTTACCAGGGAGATCATAGGGACTAGCGTCTGTGATTACCCCCACGCTCCCTAGCTTACGAAGCGGGAGGTTTGCCATTTAGAGTTTCATGATGTAGGCCAGGGCCAAGTACGGAGGGAGACAGGAATGCTGGTGATCCCCTACTAGGTTGACCGTGTGCGTATGGCTGATAGCAGCAACACTTGTTACTACCGCAGCCCCTGCGCCACTTTGGACAGCCCCTGTGCCTACCGTAGGGTTATCTGTGGTCCCGTTGAGGGTGTGGGTGTGGGACCCAGCAAAGCCAGTCACAGTCGCCCCACCGGTTGCATTGGGAGCATAGGAACCCCCAGCGCCCACCACGAAGACCCCACGGAGGTCCGGGGTTCCATTGGTTCCATCACACAGATGGTAGCCTGCAGGGACACTAGCGACAGCCCCAGACCACAGGAGGATAACCCCTTGGGGAACTGGGTAGTTCAACTGTTGTGACGTAGCGGTCACAGGGGCACTGAGGTTCGGGAAGGTGTTGACCAAGACAGTCTTGATTAGACGGAGATGGTCATCTGACTGGGACACTGAGTCGGTACTGAGGGGGTTCGTTACAACCAACTGGCTAGGGTATTGCGCTGATTCGAGAGCCATTCTTATACCTTCATGATAAATGCGAGGGCGTAGTAAGGAGGCCGGTTCTCGATGGCTGCACCACTACCTGTGTTCTGGATGGTGACATTAGTCCCCCCTGAGTTGATCCCAATGGCAGTCTGGGTATTGAGAATCTGGATACCCGTGGTCATCTCACCGGAGTTAGTCTTGATGGTGCTAGAGCCTACGGGACCTGAGAATCCATTGAGACCCCCGCTCCCACCGTTGTAGTACACATCATGGTGGTGCCCAGGGTCCGAGATGTTGTGGTGGTGACCTGGGTCAGATACAGAGTGCGCGTGGCCAGGGTCTGTGACACCGTGAGTGTGCGAAGGGAGTTGGGAGACCGTCAAGTTATTGGCTGGGAGACCCCCTGTGTTCCCATAGGAATACGAGAGGCCCGTACCTACGATGAAGCGATCCCGGAGGTCTGGGGTTCCAATGTTTCCTGACCCATCTGACTTAGGGACCACCTGCCCATTACACAGTGCCCACCCTGCGGGGATTACACCACTGTAGGAGAAGTTACTCCACATACAGATGAGGCCAACAGGTGCACCGTTACTGAGGTTCTCATTGGTTGCCGTTACTGCACCCGTGATATTCGGGAAGGTATTCTTGAGGGTAGACTTAATGAGCCTAAGGTGATCGTCAGCAAAAGCTAAAGCATCCGAGCCAGCCGGATTGGTTGAGACCAGATCACTAATGTAAGTACCAGTTTCTAATGCCATTGTATGGGTTCTTTGGGATTCTAATGGATACCCAAAGGGTACCTATGGTTCTCCTTTAAGGGAGACCAATATTGATAGACCTATATTCAATATATAGGGATTAAGGATTCTTTAGGTAACCCTTGGGTTATTAAGACTTAGGAATCTAAAGATTAGTTACTATGGTTATTAATAACGGTTATTACTTAAGATAATCTTTAGATACCTTAGGATCCTTAGGGTAACCCTAAGAAAACCTTAGGTCTTAAGGTTCCCCCCTACCCCCCTAGACTTGCACAGTGTTGTGTGGAACCAACAGGGTACATAGGGTATCTGGGGGCCTACCGGGGGTCCCTAGGGGGTCTCTTTTGGGGGAAAACTAGGGGGTTCCTGGGGTTCCCATAGGGGGTCTTTAGGGTAAATGGGGACGGGGTGGATTCTGGGGGTACCCGGGGGTTTCCTGGGGAGGGCTCTCCCACTCACAAGGTCGAACAACAACAACAACGCGGAGGGTTTAACGGGGTTCTTGAAGCGATGTCTGCAGGGCCAAGTACCAGTCTTTTGGCCTGGGTCAATCGGTCCAGTCCTGGCTAACTCATTGATTCCATTGGGTTTGCACTAGATGAGTTATCTAATGTGAGTAGAACAGATGTGATCCGGCATGGTTTCCTGGGTAATCCAGGGCCTGTTGGCCCTGTGTCCGGCATGGTGTAGCTGGATCGTGGTGATCGCATGGATTCCCTTGGTTACCCGGCATATGCAGGTGTTATCCGTGTGATCACACATCCTTGCATGAGGTGCGTGAAACATAAAAAATTATTGTTCCACGTGCAACATTTGTTTGTTCGACAGGCGAACGAACCAAGGTCCTAATGAACCCCTGGAAACCCCAACGCAACCAATGTCCCCTATTGCACACAAATGTGTTGCACAACGATTCAGACCATGATCTAATGGAGTCCATGGAAGCACAACACCTAACGAACCAAGGGAATAAAAATGAACACCAAGACTAAGCTTTACATTGTGATGGTGCGCGACTCCAAGTACACCTTTACTCTTCGTGTAAAAGCCAAGACAGAAGAAGAGGCTATTACTAAAGCCCTTGCTTCTGATGAGGCGATCATTGAAGTAATCCGTGTTACCTGCTGGAACTAAGGAACCCAATGATCCACAAGCTTAAAGATGTATCAAAGACCATCGCAATAGTGAGTGCTTACGTTGGCTTAGTCGTAACGTCCGCTGGATTAGCTGGCACTATCGTAATGATCATAGCGCACGTTGGATAAACCCTTAGATACCCTGGAGATTCAAATGTCTATCATCGCTAAATCAGAAGTAGCTGGGGAATACACAGTAACGCTGGCAAGCAACGACACAGAGTCACACTACTATGTGACCTATGGCAAGCAAGTTGACGTCTATACGGACAAGATGGAAGCAACGAAAGAGTATGGATACTGTGTGCGTCACCAGGAAACCTGTGCTGGATTCCATGCGGATGAAAGCGAAGAATAACTACAAATAACACTTGCACAACACTGTGTGAGCCTGTATATTCCTTCCATGCGCTGCACACGTAGCGCCTAACAGATACCCTGGAGATTCAAAATGAACGCATTGATAAACATCGACCAATCCCACGCTTCTTACACTTCTATCAATACCGAAGAATGGATTGAACGTGTCTTGGGTTCAGAGGTACACCTGTCTGTAGCTGCTAAATGGGTAGCTGGTTACAACATGCCTGGATACATGCCGGACAATGAGCCTGCAGAGTTTGATACTGTGCAAGAAGCATTGACGTACATTGCGGACACTCTGTCAGACTTCGCTAACCAGGAAGAGGAAGACACTGAAGAATCCCAAGCGCTTGCAGAATCCTACAGGGATGCAGAGACAGAATTCTCTAATGCAGCACGGTGGTGCGAACACGATGATATGTCTGTTCGTGCTGGAAACTACGTATTCTGGGTGACAGAAGGCTCCAGCACGGACCTTGAAGACAGCATTAAGGACCAGTGGCTTATGCAGGCTGAAGACACCATCAAGGCTGCTATCGAATCCGAAGAGGGTGGTGTTGAGTACGCATGTACCAGGGTAGACAACACTTACAACAATGAGAATAACTTCGAGTCTAACTTTCAGTGGCAAGTGTTTTACCCTGCAGACTCCAGCGATTGGTGCTGGTCGGACAATGTGTATGTTGCCATTGAGATTCACCAAGGTGGTGACGTGCGTGGCAACTACGGTCGGATTCAATTGTTCAAGCTTGATAGCCTGGGTGACTCAGGGTTCCTTGATTGGTGTCTTGGTTGGTCTGTGCGTCACTCAGACGGTACGCAACCTGAGTATGAGGAACAATGCTCCCCTGGGTACCATTCGAATCCCTTCTGGTCTGGTTTGCTTCCTAACATCAAGGATGGTGAGAAGGGTCTGCGTTGGTCTGAGAAGCGTAACGCTTACGTAGCATGGGATACCGAAGGACGCGCTGTAGAAGTTTCCCCGTACCTGTACGTTTGATAGTTGCATAACTCAACACACAACACCACACACTGAGGTAACACCATGAAAGCTTTCACCTTCGGACACTGGCACGCGTGGCAAGGTACCGCACACATTCTGTTGTCGGACCAAGACACTCAACACCTTAGGTACTTTGGGACCCTTGATGAATGTGTCAACTGGCTTTACCTGAATGGTGACAAGCCTGCAGCACGGGCATTGAACGCTCACGCTAAGGTGAAAGTATGACCCTCTACCTAGCGATCATAGAATCCCTTGGTTCCCGCTTCACGGTACGCGTACGTGCCAAGGATGCAAACGAAGCATGCACAAAGGCTCTCATTGAAGCGGCATGCACCTGTGAGACCTGTAAGTGTCTGCAGGTGTTGCCTGTAGGGTCCTATGAAACCATGGAGTTATTCGCATGAACACATACAAAATCCTTCGTGCTGACTTCAGCGTATGGAAGCACCTCATGTATTTGCCCCTGGCACTTGAGGCAGTCAAGCGGGACACCGATGCAGCAAACCCTGTCTTGTTCATCGTTGAGGTGAAAGCATGAAAATCCAATTCAAGGCCAAGGTCCAGACTGTCTTCAATATGGACGATACGCCCGCCTATCACTACATCGCGGTTCCCGTGTTCAAGCGCTCGCATGTGGATATGAACGCAGCTAGGCAGCATCCGAAGTACGGAATGCTCGCCAATAGCGATATGTTCCCAGGGGTGTTGGCTAAGATTCGTTCGGGTATCGTTGGCGGTTCCTTGGGTATCCGTATGGACCGTATCCCGCCTAACGTAACTGTGGATACCTCAGGGTTCCTTGCCAACGTGGTGATTGACGTATGACCTTAGAACAAATAGTCAATGCCCTACAGGTCCTAAGGGTTGCATGTGGAACCTCTAGTGCCACGTATGCCAATGGTCACTTCACTACGTATAACAAGGATGCAAAATGAACACGTTGATTGTGGCCCCTACATCGATTGAAGCCCTTACGGGTATCGCTGCTATCAAGGTATCGGCCCGCAAGCTCACGGCATGTGACGCTACCTTGTCCCGTAAGTTTGCTTGTGGGCGTCGCATGAGTGACGATACAGCTATCGGTGCAGCTACCACGCAGCATGGGTTCCTCTCACTACTCAAAGTCATTACTGAACGTGCAGTAAAGCCAGTATGATCGATACCGTACAAACCAAAGAACCCTAGGTAACCCCTGGGGTTTTTTACTTTGTATGGTCCATCACACAGCTACCTCATCGGTGCTACAGGCACTGGGCCACCCTTCGTCATCGTAAAAGGTGATGGTGTTGCTCAGGCCTTGTAAGCGTTCGATTAGGTAGTCACGTCTGTTCGTGTGTACCTGGACCAAGGAACGCAAGGTGTTGCCCAGGTCGTTTAGTTCATCCTGTGTCCAATCACCTGATAGGCGCTTGGCGTTGAGTTTCTTTTGGGCGTCCTTGTACAGCCAGACGGTACGCGCTTCCAGGGTATCCAAAGGCCTTGCATTGAGGCTCAGGTTGCACTCAGCACAGGCGTGAACTAGCAGCAATGGGATGTTTGCCTCACGGTACGCCTGGGAACCTCTAGCCATTACGCGAGCTAGTGCGGGCGTATGGTCTTTGTGTTCAGGGTATCGGCACTGGCAATAGAGGCACGAACGGGAGTCACCATACGGTTTGTACAGGTGACCTATGGCCTTTTGAGCAAAGGCTCTGTTTGTTTTGGTAGTCATGGGGGATAAAACGATGGATAGCCGAATGGCTACAGGGGCGCTAGAACGGCCCGGAGGGAACGAAGGGTTAAACCCGGAGGTGAAATGCCCGCCAGCGGTTTCTAGGCGTGCTACAGGGACTGGAATCGGTATTCCTGAGGGTACCGCAGGGTGCTATGTGCGACCCAGGTCCGAATCAGGGGGAATCTATACCCGAAATGGGATAGAGATAGGGGAAAAACAGGGGTGTAGCAGGCTGAACTGGAATCGAACCAGTGTCTCCTACCCGAGGTAGTTGTCTTTCCAACGTAGACGACAGCCAAGTGCAACCTTGATAATCCAAAAAACGAGGGGTACCCCCTAAAAAATTTTCCAGTTTTTTCCACGGGCGTTTCAAAAGCAACTTTCTAAGGTCCAGCAAATTCGACTAATTCTGAGGATGCGCCTTGGGAGGACCAGAAGGAGAGAGGGAGACTTCCAATCCTTTTGCCAAGACACATCCTCAGAATCCCTCGGGATATGAGGGAAACGAGGCTCCAGCATTGCACTGGAGTCTTCGGGGACCCAATCACAGATAGATACCAGCAGCCACGACCATGGTCGCAACGAATCCCCAGCCATAGTATCCCGTGGAACCATTACGGTACCGTGAGGCCACATAGAGCAGGAGTGCAGCAACAACAAGCGCAGGGATAAGCATGATGGTCTCTCTTAGTTATTGACAGGCTTCACATTCACCCTTGGCAGCCTGAACGCCACTCTGGGTATAAATGTAGTACAAGGCAAGTATACTTTCGTCTAGGAAAGCTTGCTGGTGAATTTTAGCGATATACGCCTCATCCTCATCAGCCGAGAAGAACAGATTCACGGATTGCCATTGGTCTACAAACTTACCTCGGGTCCCTGCCATTCTCAGAACAGCATCCTGGTTAATCTCGAATGCGGTCTTGAACACAGACTTCTCGTGCTCATCCAGCCAATCGACATGCTGTACCGAACCTTGCTTATCGGCAAGATCAGACACCACAGCTTTCGTATAGACGCTACGGGCCTTCATGATCTTCAAGAGTACCGGATTGATACGGTCCATCTCACCAGCGGCTCCGCTCGTTGTATAAACCATCGCGGGATCGGGATTGATACCTTCGCTCACGCCACCCATGAGATTCGCAGTGCTCTTCGTGGGAGCAATAGCGATACGATGGGTGTTGCGTAGGCCATAGCCCTTGCACCACTCAGGTTCCCCAAGAATCCTAGCCATCTCAATGGAAGCCTCACGGCTCCTATCATCAATATGCTTGGCAATCTCAAGGTTCTTCATGTGAGCCTGAAAGCCCTCGAAGGGGATCGAGTTCATCTGCAGGTACGTGTGAAGACCACACTGACCGAGGCCTAATGCCCTACCTTTCTCAGTGAACCGTACGGCATTCTCGAGACCAGGGATTACCTTGGCCTTCTGAATGAATTCCTCAGCTACACAGTCGAGGAACCATGTGGCCCAATAGACAGCATCGGTATCCTTCCACTCATCATAGCGAGCCACGTTCATCGAACTAAGCACACAGGTGAAAGTGTGGTCAGCATCATTGAAGAGCATGATCTCACTGCACAGGTTGCTATTGTTGATCTTGAGACCATGGTCCTTGTACATATCAGGACGATGACGATTAGCCTTATCGACAAAGAAGAAGTAACCTTTGCCGTGGACCATCTTCAGCTTGAGCATCTTCTGGAATCTACGGGTTGCCTCAGGGTCCCCAGTGTTCAACAGGGCCACATACTCATCATTAACTACCCAACCAATGTTTGCATCATCGGGATTGTTGTAGATGAAGTCAGCGACCTCATCGAAATCCCCATGCATGACTGGTAGGTAACCTGCATAAGCTCCTCGCCTAGCAGTACCTTGAGCCACATCTCGCATGTCTCGGATGAGTCCTGTGAAGACAGGTAGGACTCCACTAGCCTTTCCGCCAACACTGATGGGCGTTCCACGAGGCCTGATGTCACCAAAGTATCCTGAGGTCCCAAAGCCGTTCTTCGTGAGCATAGCCGTCTCAAGACGGTGCGTATAGAAGCCATGGATTGAGTCATCGATCTTTCCACCCGAGCACGACACAGGGAGACCGCGGTCTGTTCCCATGTTGGCGAGGATAGGGGTTGAAGGGGAAAGCCAGCCGTTCCAAAGGAGCCTGAAGAACCATTCGTATCCTAGGTCCCTAAGGCCCAAGGGCATATGCTTCGCAGCGGTGATGGCGATACGATTAAACTGACCTTTGACCGATAGGCCATCAGTATCATACTCGTACTTGTCCTTGAACATCTGGTAGCCTGAAGTCGAGTACCACTCTGGTACGAGACCATCGGCCTGCAGTTGCTTGCGTTCCTCACTCAGTTGTTCGTACAGATTCATGCTGGGAGGTCCCATGTGAATGCTTCCTCACTCCAGGACCTGTGATATTGCGACCCCATGCCGGAAAAGAAATCGTTAAAGGTGTAGCTGTTGATGGCCTTGTAGAACCATTCAGCAATGGAGTTTTCGGTGAGGATGAACTCTGGGGTGTACCCCAGGCTCTCCAAGACCGCATTAAGGCGTGAGGCGACGAAGTTCTTCAGTTGATCCGCATTGATACCATCAATCGGGCCTTGGTCGAAGATCATGTCCACGATCCGGCATTCATGAGCGTACAGCGCATGGGCCATCGCATAGACACGGTCCTCGATGTCATCAAGGTACTCAGGGGAACCCTTGGTCTCCTCGAGCAGCTTCTTGAAGACCCAAGCACCAGCCATGGAATGCAGGTTCTCATCACGTACCGAGAAGTTGATACCTCGGACCAGATTGAGGAGCTTGTTCTTACCTTGCTGCTGGAAGTGCTTCAGGAACGCGAAGGACGAATAGAGGATCGCACCTTCGACCAAGGCAAACCCTGCTAGGGAGACCAGATCGTTGGGATGTGAGACCACATCATCGATGTACTTCATACGTTCAGCGAGTACCGGGTCTTCACCATAGGACCCATAGAACTCATCGGTGTGCAGGAATAGCAGTTCGTTGATCTTCTGGTAGAACCGTTTGTGGATAGCCAGTTCGAACATACCGAACGTCGCAGCCATCTCTTGGAACTCAGGCCGAGGAAACTTCCGTTTGAATCGACCAGTCCAGTATTCAGCACCAGCCTTTAGTTCGTACTGGGTGAAGAGTTTGAGCACGGTCGTTACACCATGCTTCTCAGCGGGGGTCATGTTGACCAGGACATCCTGGACATCCTTCTCGACCTTCACTTCATCAGGCAACCAGAAGATGCTCAGTTGCTGCTTGGTGAACGCTTCGACCTCAGGGTACTGCGTGAGGAGACTATCGGTCTTCCTCTGAATGTTGGGTACGACTACATCTCTCATGGCTACTCTCTCTAGTAGTGTGTTGTGTAAAAAGGAAAAAGAATCACAAGGGAACCCCAGGCATCTACAGCCACGAGGAACCCTAATGTGAATTGCAGGGTGTGCTTGCGGGTGTCGCGCTGCCTTCTATGGGGCCTGAGGTTCCCTTGTGATTCCTGAGGACCCTTAGGTCTCTCTTTAGTATTAAACCGTTATTTACAACCTAATAAGTCTTAAGTGAACCCTTAGAATCCTAAGGAACCCCCTACCCCCCTACAAT